CCCAAGCGCTGGCGGATGTTGTCGACCGCTGACCGGATGGAGTTCAGGTCGAACGCGCGCGGCTGGGTGACCGCAGGGTAGCCGAGCCGGGTGGCCATCAGTCGATCTCGTCGATGGACTCTGCCACCTGGATGCGCCGCACGGTCGAAGTGCCGACGACTTCGAGTTCGTAGGTGCTGAACTCGTCCAGGTTCGGCAGGGTGAATTCTTCGCCGGAGACGACCGCTTCCTCGAATTGCTCCGTGCCGTCGCCCGTGCCGGTGAGCAGCAGGCTGTCGAAGTCTTCGGCCTGCACTCGGCAATACTGAGGCGCGCTGGGTCGTGGCAGCAGGTTCAGCCTGCCCTTCCAGCGGTAGTTCATCAGGCTCGACGGGTCGCTGTCGAAGGCGTAGACCGCCGGCACTGGAATGCCGCCGCCCTCCAACTGGAAGCCGCCCGTGCTCGGCAGCTGGTCGGTGTAGTCGTCAAGCGACAAGTACAGGATGTCGGTCTCCGGGTCGGCGTAGGCCGCGGTCGCGTGGAAACTCCACTCCACCAGGCCGAAGCCGCTCTGCTTCATGTCCAGGGCGTAGCCGGCCTTGTCGGACGAGCCGCCCAGGTCGTAGAAGAAGAAGTAGATGTCGTCGTGCGAGATCCCCAGGATCGAATCGGGGTTCAGCGCCTGCCACTGCTTGCGCGTGAAGATGGTCTCGGTGAGGTTGCGCACCTGGCCGGTGCCGGCGACAGCGATCAGGCCATCGGGAGACGCGAACACCACGCCGATGCCGATCAGGTAGCCGATCGATCGCTTGGAGACGCAGGCCTGCGGCACCCCCAGCTTCTGCATCGCGTAGCTGTCCGGGCTCGATCCGCTGGCGACGTAGGGGAAGGACTTCGTGCCGATCACCACGGTGCTGTCGATCGCGCCGATGCCGACGATGTCGGTGTCGGTGGTCAGGCGGTAGGCAACTGGCCACGCATGCGGCCGGTTCTGCGCGCTGAAGCACAGCTGGTTCCGGCGGAAGCCGACCATGATCCCGTTCGGCAGCGCCAGGATGCCGCGCAGGTCGTCGGGCGGGAGTTCCCAGCCCTCGGACTCCAGCGCTTCGCCGAGCTCGGCATCGGTCAGCACGTCGACATAGTCGGCGGTCGCCAGCGCCACCTCGGCGACGAAGCGGAAGATCGAACCCGTCGCACCGGTCACCGCGCGATAGATGCGCTTGGTGGCGATGCCGTAGTCGGTGCTGACGCCGGTCGGCAGGCTGGTCGGGGTGGTGACGGCGATCGAGACGCCATCGGGGCGCAGCACGGTCGCGCTCGCCGGGCTCGGCGCGCTCTCTTCGCCGATGTCGTTGACGAAGGTGTAGACGTAGCTGGTCGCGACGCTCTGGATCGCGGTCACTGAGCCCGACCCTTCGACAAGGAAGTTGTCGTAGAACGCGACTTGCGAGCCCGCCGAGTTGCCATCGACGCCGCAGAACCCGCCCAGGTCGAATGAGCCGGTCGTGGTGAGCGTGGCGAGCACCGTCACGCCATTAAGCATCTCGGCCGTCACCGTCAGCGTGCCGGTCGGGTTGATGGTCGTGCGCACCTCGATCCGGTAGAAGACGCTGGCGGTGTTGTCGAGCGCTGGCGATGGGGTCTGCACGAGCGCCGACTCCACGCCCCCCCAGCTCGACGCGGTGCCGATGAAGAATTGCGTGACGCCACCGATCACGCCCAAGCCCACCAGCAGGCCAGAGCCCGCCGCCGTGCACCGCACGCGCACGCCCGCGTCGATCGTCGCGCTCAGGAAAGCAACGTCAACGCCCATGTTGACCGAGGCCGAATCGCTCACCCCGAAGTCGCGATAGGCGAAGGCGTTTGAGTTGATGTAATCGAGCCGGTAGCTCGGCACCGGGTTGCCGATCGCCCCGCTCTGCGTGACGCTTGAGACGCCCGAGACCACCGGGGAGATCGTCCACGAACTCGCCAGCTGGTCGCCCGCGTCGCTCACGGTCACGCTCGGGATCGCGCCCTGCCCTACGGCCAGCGTCGGCGCCGAGTCGGGATCCGGCACGCCGATCGGCCGCGTCGTCACCGGGAAAGGTGCGCTTCCGGTGGTGGCCAATGCGTAGTTCGTCCAGCGCGGCTCGGTGTACTCGTCCGGGCCGGTGAGGTAGACGCGGAAGGTGTTGTCGCCGGGGATCACACCTCGAGCCACGTCGACGTCGCTCTCCCAGGACAGCCAGGACCCATTCAGGCGGTAGATGCTCTGCACCGCGTTCGGGTTGGCCAGGGTCTCTTCGAGCAGGAACTGCCGCCAGGCCTGGAGGTCTCCGGACTGGAGTCGAGCGTTGATGGCGCGCTGGGCGCCGTTCTCAGGCAGTGCGCGCGGGGTGATGCGGGGGGCCATGCCCCGGAAGGATTCGATGGCGATCTTCATGGGTTGTCCTTCGCCCAGAGCCGGGAGCGCATCTGGCCGATGCTCACCCAGGGCTGATTGTGCATGCCATCCGGCCGCTTGTGCCAGATGTAGCCGACGGCGGGGATGTAGGTCGCACCGCTCTTGGCTACCTCCCAGAAGAGCATGAACTCGGGGCAGTAGTGGCCGCGCGGCAGGCGCTTCACCGCGGCCTGGGCGGCGCTGGTCCGCATCACCACCAGGTGGTGAACCAGCATCGGGTCGGCCAGGTGCTCTGATTGGCTGTACGCGCGGCTGCGCCGCACGGTGCGCGCGCCGTCGTCGTGGTGGACGATCGTCTCGTCGGTGTAGGCCAGAGCCACGTCAGCGGCCTTGCACAGATCAAGCACCCCCGGAAAGTTCGTCGGCAGTTCGTCGTCGTCGTCCAGGAAGAAGAACCACGGAGTTTCGACCTTCATCACTGCATCGAAGCGCGCGGCCTGCTGCTCGGCCGAGTTCGTGATCTTGCTCAGGTGGACCAGCACATCGACGCCAGGCGGGGGCTGGCAGCAGTCCGATATAGACAGAACCACGGCGGTCGTGTCGTTCATGGCGTCGGGCCCCATGCGATCTCGTTGTACGCGAAGGGCCCGGTGGCGATCTGCACCGAGTCGATGGTCGGCACGCCGTCCACCGTTGCGCTGATGGTGAGCAAGCCCCTCGAGGTGATGACCGGAGGAAAGCCTGGGAGGTTGGCGAAGCTGATCTCCAGGATGCTGCCGCCAGGGCCCACCGGGCTGGTCGCGGGCGCGGGGTCTGCCACAAGCGGCGTCCAGACCGCAGACCACACCACGGTGCCGCTGGTGTAGCCGATCAAGCCAGCGTAGATCGGGCCGGTGCGCGGTGTGAAGATCTCGACCGGAGGGCCGAGGTACCAAGTGCCAGTTCCTGCGTTCGCGTGTGCGTAGGTGCCACCGAAGATTGGTGAGGCCCAGCCGACGGACAGGGCAGCAGGCGGCGCCTTGCGAATGGTGATGACGTGCGAGTTCTCGCCGAAGCCGCGAGAGGCGAGGATCACGTCGGGGTCGCCGACGATGTCGACCACGGCCACCCGGTTGTCGCCAAGGTTGACGCCGTTGAATTGCCACTGCAGGAATTCGCCTGGCTCCGGTCTGATCGGACCGGCCGACACCGGGGTCAGTTCGAATGCCATGGTCAGCTTACGGTGACGGTGATCTTGTCGGCGTCGTCGCCAGTGCCGCGGGCCACAGAGAACCCGCCACCCACGAAGTCGACGACAGTCGCGTCCGGGCCGCCAAGGTCAACGCCATTGAAGCGGAACTGGATGTAGTTCGGAAACTGCTCCGGGGTCTCCGGCGGGAATCCGCCCTGCGGGGTGAGTGCAAAGCCTGGCATTACCGTCTCCCAACGATGAAGGGGCGCCTGCGGGCAAAAACACTTCCCGCGTTGAAGCCCCTGGCCTCATCCGCTCGAGCGTTGCTGATGCCGGACTGGAACTCGCGCTTGCGCAGCGCGGCCTGCTGCGGGTTGCTCCACGGCTGGCCAGGGATGTCGAGCAGGTAGCCCAGGGCGCCGGCCTGCAGCGCCTGGTCCCACTTGACCAGGATCTCGCTCGGCACCGAGTTGACGCCGAGCTTCGGCTGAAGGACCAGGGTCATCGTCAGCGTGAAGACTGCGTTCGGGATCGGGTAGACCGCAATCTGCCCCTCGGGGATGTAGGCGTACCACTGCGGGGTGTTGGGCAGGATGTCGGGGTTCCATCCGCCGGGGTCTCCGGCGGTCAGCGGGACAGTCTGGAGGTTGCCGGTCAGCGGGGTGAGACTGCACGCAGCAAGCCCCAGCACCTCGAGGTAGGGGTCGGTGCCCAGGCTGTAGAGTTGCGTGCCCACCACGGTCTGACCGACCAAGGTGGAGCGGAACCAGCGCGACTCACGGCAGAACTTGCGCGCCGCCCGGACGTAAGCATTGACCAGGGTCGTGGTCGGTGCCTTGCGCACGATCTGCGCGATGTCGGCGACCAGGTCGATGACTTGGATTTGTGCCACGGTCAATCACCCACGTTCGAAGAGACTTTCGGGGCCACGGCGATCTGGGCGGTTGCCTTGATGCCCAGGGACTGGCGGAACTCGTTCATGTAGCTCGCGCTCTTGGCCAGGTCCTGCTTCCGGCTGTTCTTCGCATAGGCGCGCGACAGGGTGAAGCACTCCAGCGCGTACTGGTAGGAGTCATTCAGGTTGATCGCGTTGGACGTCGCTGCGATCGCAGTCGGCACCGCACCGTAGAGGCACAGCACAGAGCCGGTGCCATCGTTCGGTGGGGTGATGTCGAAGCGGGTCGGGTCGCGGGGGTCGGCGCACCAGTGCTGGACGTCGGTCTCTTCGGTCGCGGCTTGCCAGAAGCGGTTGGCTTCGTCGAGCAGTTCCTTGTCGACCAGGGTCACGCGGCGCTTGCTGGTCTCGTTCTGGGACAGGTCCAGCACCGCCACGCCACCGGCGGGGATGGCCTGGTTGGTGCCGGCCACCATCGGGATGTAGTTGCGGATGGTGTAGGCGTCGGGCTTGAGGAACACGACAGCCCGCTCGGCCTCGTTGAGGTAGCCCAGCAGTTCAGCATCCGCCCACGTCGCCGCCGCCGCGTCGATCAGGGTGACGCGGCAGGCATTGACGATGACGGATGCGAGCATGGCTTACGCGGCGGCCTGGGCCGAGTCCTCGTTCTGCGCTTGGGCCTGGACACCGGCCAGCTTCGCCACCTGGGCGCGCAGCTTGTTGAGGTGGTCCTCGGGGTTCAGCGTGGCGCCGAACTGCTCCTGCGCAAAGGCCACGAGCTCGTCGCGGTTCGCCTTGGAGACAACGAACGGGGGCGCCTCTTCGGCCGGGGTGTCATCGACGATCACGCGGCGCTTGGAACCCAGGTTCTGCAGGTAGCGCTTGCGGTCCTCGAGCGAGGCATCGATCCGGCCATGGTACGGGCGGAAGTTGGGCTTCTTGGCGACCAGCGGGACGTTCGGCACGATCATGCCGTCGTCTCGGATCAGCCAGGGGACCAGCTTGTTCTGGCGGCTGCGACCGCGGGATTCTGCAACTGCTTGCTCGAGTTTTTCGTCGATGGCCATGGGGTGCTCCGTTTGGCTGGGGTTACTTCTTCTTGGCGAATGCCTTGAAGGACTTGATCTGCTTCTTGTCCATGGCCTGGTCGACCTTGGACCCTTCCTTGACGCCCTTCTTCTCCTTGTCCGCGGGGGACTTTTCGAACAGGGCCATCTTCTTGGACATGCTGGTCTTCTTCATGGGGCGCTCCGGAAAGAGTGCCCAGCCCCGAAGGGCCGGGCGGAAATCGCAATGGCTTGCGAGATCAGGAACCCGACGGCGAGGTGCCGGGGGTGTAGGCGCGCTTGAAGCTGCCCTTGGTGTCGGCGCTGCCGCCCGGCACGTTGCCCAGGGGCTTGTGCGGGTAGCGGGCCTTGGCCTTGCCGCCGTTCTTCGCGCGCTCGCCACCGACGATGTCGGGGGTCTGCTTCACGGTCATGTCGGCCTTGTAGACCGCGGGGGAGTTCGTCTTCATCTTGATGCTCCTGGTGAAGGATTGATGTCTGGGGCGGGGTTGAATCCGCCCCAGGGTCATCAGGCGCGGCTGATCACCGCGGTGCCGACGTAGGACGGCTCGATCACCTCGTAGCCGAAGACCATCAGGCCTTGGACGAGGTAGCCGAAGTCGTTCGGGTTGTCGATCATCCGCAGTTCGGTGATCTGCGAGGCGAACGTCAGACCGGCCGAGTGGCCGAACATGGCGTAGGTCGCAGC